CCATGGCTCCCCCGGTAGGCTATGGCGATGCCGTTGGCACGCTGGTGCCGCCAGCGCGGGCGGCAGACACCTCGCAGGGCGTCACGGCGGCACCCACACAGGCCGCGCCAGCTCCAGCTGGCTCCACGCCATCGCAGGAGGCGATCCAGCCCGCCTCAGAGCAGCAGCGCAAGCCTCCGGGGGCGCCGCCAGTGCAGCCGCCGCCCCTTGGCCCGTCGAGAGCGATGGCCGAAGCCGCCCTGTACATGAACAACCCAAATGTCAGCCCGGAGACGCGGGCCTACTACAAGAACATCTACGACACTGAAGAAAAGTTCAGGGGCGAACGCGACAAGCAGCAGCAGGACGCCTTCGTCAACAAGCGCGGCCTCTGGCAGGAGGATGTCAAGGATTACCAGAAATGGGTGCGAGAAGGTCCAGACCGCACCATCAAGCAGCTCAACGAGCGGCTGCAAGCGGAGATGCAGCAAGCCAACATCAACAAGGTGCCGCTCGATCGCGCCAAGCTCACGCTTGACATCGAGAACTCCCGCGCGGATCTGGAGAAGAAATACTACGACACCGGCATCCCGCGTGATCAGGCGCAACGAAAAGCAGAACTCGAAATTGCAGAACTGAAGCGGAAGGTCAACGAGCCTGACAAATTTCAGGCGCAGGGCACGCAGTATGAGCGACCACAAGGCGCCGACAAGTACAGCATCGCACCGGGCGCACCGGCGGCGACACTGTCCGAGCCGCAGCAGCGTGCGATTGTCTTTGCTGAACGCGCCAAGCCGGATCTCGACCTGCTCGACAAGGAGCTGAACTACGGCAAGGCACTGACCAAGTACCCGAGCGGCATCGGTTCCGGCATTCCATACTTGGGCAATGTGCTGGTGTCGGACGAGTACCGCAGGGCGCGGAACGCGATCGACAACTGGGCGTCTGGTTTGCTGAACTTTGTCAGCGGCTCTGCCGTGTCACCCAGCGAGGCGGCCCGCAACATTCCGGCATTCGTGCCGATGGTTGGCGACACTGACCAAGATATTAGAGACAAGTCAGATCGACGGCGGCAGCTGATGGAGGTCGTCGGCAAAGTCAGCGGCACTGCCGGTGAGACAATCATCAAGAGCCTGAACGACAGCTACTCTGCACAGGACGCTGCGGTGAAAGAGCAGCGTGCGCTGCCGCCGGTGCAGGTAACGTCGCCGGACGACGTCAAAGACCTGCAACCCGGTCGCAGACTGATACTGCCTGACGGCAAGCCGGGCGAGGTACCGAGGAGAAGGTGATGGCTGACGATCCTTGGGCAGCGTTTCGCATCTCTCCAGATGACGCTCCAGCTGCGCCAGCAGCGGCGCCAGCCGCTCCAGCTGCGCCCGACACAACGCCGTCGCCTCCTATATCACAGCCCGACATCTGGGCGTCGTACCGCAACAGGCCGACTGTTGACCCGGTCGATGTCATCCCCGGCACGCGCGGCCCGGACAAGTACCGGCAAGCGGCGATCGACGAACGCGACAAGTTCATAGCTGCCGGTGCCTCTCCACCGCTCGAGGGCTACGGCGCCAAGGCGGCCTACGGCGCTGGCATGGGCTGGGGCGACGAGCTGATGGCTGGCGCCCTAACGCCGCTTGAGATGATCAAGCGCGGCATCATCGACCCGCGAGAGGCCTACAAGTACACCAAGGCGGCGCAGGATCTGTCTACCGAGAACCAGCCGCAGGGATTTCTGGGAGGAGCCGCCTCGCTGTCCGGCGGCCTCGCTACCGGCGCTGGCGTCTTTGGCGGGCCTCGAGCTGCGACTATCCCCTTCACCAGCCGCGCCCTGCCGGAAGCGGTGGCGCCCGCCTACAATTATGGCCGCAACGTCCTCAAGGGCAGCGCACTGGGCGCAGCTGTCGGAGCTGGCGAAGGCAACAATTTCGACGAGCGCCTGTCCGGTGCCAAAATGGGCGGCGTCTTGGGTGGCGGGTTTGCTGCCGGGCTTCCGATCGCTGCCGCCGTTGGCGGCTTTGGCGCCCGCATCATGCAAGCGCCCCGGCTGCGGGCAGCCGACACCATGGCGGCTGATCAGGTGTCGAAGGCTGCGGCAGACAGCGGCCAGACGCTCGATCAGGTCTTGCAGAAGATGCGGGACGCGCACGCCGCCGGGCAGACCGACTACACGCTGGCTGACGCGATCGGCAAGGAAGGCGAGCGCAAGCTGGCGGCGCAAGGCAAGATACCGGGACCGGCGCGAGAACGCATCACTGAGGTTCTAGGCACACGCGACCTCAACATGCCGTACCGCGTTGGCGGCGAGGTAGGCAAGGCACTAGGCACGCAAGAAACTGCGGCAGCCGCCACTGACAGGCTGATGGGTCAGGCGCAGAAGGAGAGCGCACCGTTCTACAAAGCGGCGGAGCAGAAGGGGCCTGTTTGGAATAATGTTATGGAGGACATTTTCAGCACGCCAGAGGCGAAGGCTGGCTTGCGAGAAGGTGTCAATATCCAGCGCATCAGGAACGCCGGTACCGATACTCCGTTCAATCCGACTGACGCAGCCATCACCGGGTTTAACGAGGCTGGTGACCCGATCATCAGCGGCGTACCCAACATGAAAACCATCAATACGATGAAGATCGGTCTCGATGGTCTGATTGATGCGGAGACCGACAAGATCACTGGCCGCATGACCAACCGTGGTGCCGCGCTCGTTGGCATGAAGAACCGGCTGCTCGATCAGGTCGATACGATGAACCCTGACTACGCTGCTGCCCGGCAGATTTTTCGCGGGCCTATGGAGGTCAAGGACGCCGTGCAGCAAGGGCGCGACATGGCGTCTCGAGGCCGCTATCAGGACACGGTCCCGGCTTTTCATGGACTGCCTGAAGCGGAGCAGCAGGGCGTCCGCATCGGCTACGCCGACAAGGTGCTGGGGCAGCTCGAGCAGAGTGGAAACCTGCCAACCATCCTGCGTGAGAAATCAGTGAAAGGCAGCAACGAGCTGGCGAACCTGTCGCTGTACCAAGGCCCGCAGATGCCGGGACGCCCGGACCAGATGCGCCAGTTTCTCAACCGCGAAGAAGAAATGCAGCGCACGTCGAAGGCGGCGCTGGGCGGCTCGTCCACGGCGGAGAACCTTGCCGACATCACATCGGCGCCCGGCGGTGGCGAAGCTGTCGGCATGATCACGAGTGCCGCCGGACATAGTCCGGGCGGCTTCATAAAAAATGCCACCGAGTTTCTGCTGCGTGCATCAAAGGGCGAGAGCGAGAAGCAGCGTGATGCGATCGCCAAGATGTTGCTGACAAGAGAGCCTGACGCCACGGCAAACGTGATAAACCAACTCGCTGACTACAACTTGCGTCGGCGGGGGGTAAATCCTTGGACCGGCCAGTACCGGTTTCCTGAAGGGCAGTAGGGGGTTTCATGCCTCGCGACGGTTCAAACGTCTATCATCTACCGCCCGGCACGCTGGGCATTCCCGATACGACGATCGAGAGCAACAAATACAACGCATTCGTGCTCGACGCCCAGCAGGAAGCAAACCTTCCGCGCCCCATCGTGGCTGGCGGCACCGGCGCAACCAGCGCCGATGGCGCTCTGGTAAGTCTTGGTGCAGAAAAATCATCGCAAGCCGTCACCAATTACGACAGCCAAGTGTGGTGGCCGGGGTCGTTCTATTCAGCTGCTGGCGCAACCAGTGCGCCAGTTGCCGGGCACGCTTTTGTAGGCTGGGTGGTTTCTTCCGATGCTCTGGTCACGCCACCGGCAAACCTGAACGTCGTCGTTCACGCCCGAGATCAGAACGACGTTGTGCTGCCCGGCAAGTTGTATGTTCGCGAAAAGAAGGCGGGCATATGGGGAACGTGGAACATAGACGGCACCGGCCTGTCGGGTTCAACACCTCCGGTAAACCCGGCTGACAACACACTGTGGTGGGACAGCGTCGGCGGCGAACTCTACATCTATTACAACGACGGAAACTCAAAGCAGTGGGTGATCGCCTCCCCGCAAGCTGACGTTAATCATTTTCTGCTCAAGGACGGCGACACCATGACCGGGCCGCTGCTCATGCAGGGCAAGCTGACGCTGCACGCAGACCCTGCGGCAACGCTGGAGGCGGCCACCAAGCAGTACGTTGATGCCCAGATAACGGCTGGTATTGGGTCTATTACGGTATTCCCGCCCGGCACTCACATGATTTTTTTTCAGAATAACGCACCTGTCGGGTGGACAAAAAGAACAGACTGGAATGATTTTGCTTTGCGCGTAGTCAGTGGAAATCAGGCACATAATGGCGGCGGCTACGGCTTATCAGGATTAGCCGGACAGAACACTGTCGGCTATCACGCCGTTACGGTTGCAGAGATGCCGTCTCATGCCCACTCGGCAGCTATTTACGATCCGGGGCATTCGCATTTATTAAACGGGGCCGGTACGGTTACCGTTGGCACGCCTATTGGCCAATGCCCGGCTTCAAGCGGAAACCCACAATGTGGCCCCATGTCATTGGGCGTCAGTCCCGCTGCAACCGGAGTGCGTGTGTGGGACGGAGCAAACTTCGATGCGACATACGCCGCTGGCGGAAACAATGGACATACCCACTCGATAAATCTCAATATAAATTATCTTGACGTAATCATAGCGTACAAAAACTAATGACGCAGATCCCGCACGCAAACAAAGGCCTCACCTGTCCGCTGCACAAGCAGGACATGAGCAAGGTCTGCCACAAGTGTCCGTTGTGGATACAGGTGCGTGGAAAAAATCCGCAGGGCACAGACACCATCGATCAATGGAATTGTGCGCTCGCGTGGCTGCCTGTCATGCTGGTTGAGAACAGCCAGACGCAGCGGCAGACCGGCGCCGCAGTTGAAAGTTTTCGCAACGAAATGGTCAAGGCAAATGCGGTATCCACCCAATTGTTTTTAGAGGAGCGCCGCAATGGCCACGCTCGACTTTCCAAATAATCCGATCATTGGCGACCTTTACCCGCAACCTCCGGTGCCGGGGCAGCCGGTCTATACTTGGGACGGCCTCAAGTGGACGACATTCACGTTACCTATCGGCGGCGGCATGGGGCTGTCAAACGTACCTCCATTAATGAATGGGACGGCGGCTCCCGGCACATCCACCGTAGGCTCACGCGACGACCACATTCACCCATCAGACAGCAGCCGCGTTGCCAAGGGCGGCGACACCATGACCGGGCTGCTGGTGCTGGCGGCTGACCCGTCTGTCGCGCTGGGGGCGGCCACCAAGCAGTACGCTGATGGCGTCATTTCCGGCGCTCTCACCGGCAAGGTAAATCGCGCTGGCGATACCATGACCGGGCCTCTGCTCATGGCGGCGGACCCTGTCGCAAGTCTTGGCACAGCTACCAAGCAATACGTTGACGGAGGATTGGGCGGAAAAATCGCCAAGGCTGGCGACACCATGATTGGTGCGCTGATCTTATCGGCAGATCCCACCGCCGGATTTGGAGCGGCGACAAAACAATACGCCGACAGCGTAGGCACCAGCAAGGTCAGCAAGGGCGGCGACACCATGACCGGGCCGCTGCTGTTAAACGGAGATCCGTCAGCTGTGCTGGGGGCCGCCACTAAGCAGTACGTTGACAATAAAGTAGCCACCGGCGGTGGCGGTGGCGGTGGCGCATCGGTTCTGATTGCAGACACGGCGCCAACAGCACCCGACAATTCATTATGGTGGGAGAGCGACACCGGCATACTTTTCATTCGCTACAATGACGGAACATCTACGCAGTGGGTGACGACGTATCCGGCGATCGATAGTTCTGCCTACGCGCTCAACAGTACCGTTGTGCGCTATGACATTTCGCAATCCTTAACAGCGCCGCAGCAGCAACAGGCGCGGCAAAACATTTACGCCGCCCCGTTCGATGCGATGGCGTATTCAGGATTGCAGATCAACGGCGGGATGGATGTCAGTCAAGAATTTATAGCCGGAACAGGTATAGTCGCGTCAGGTTATGTTTGCGACGGTTGGATTTATAACTTTTCTACAACGGGTACAGGACCGGCGAATGTTTTTAGTTCTGGCCTTCCCGGCACTCCCTTTGCAATAGTAGCAAAAACAACAACGCCTCAAGCAACTATTACTGGAACACAAACTCATAGTTTTTTTCAACCAATTGAAGGCTATCGCTGTGCGCGGTTAGCGTGGGGCACGACGAGCGCACAGCCAATCACGATTGGCTTTTGGACTGCTCATACTCGCACTGGCATTTATAGTGTTTCTGTTCGCAATAATGGCGACAGCCGCTCATACGCTACGACCTATACTCAAAATGTGTCTGATGCTTGGGAATATAAAACCGTTACTATTTCGGGCGATGTGTCTGGAACGTGGGCAAAAGACAATACCGTTGGAATGCGAATACAATTTGCAAATGCCTGTGGGCCAACCTACACAGCACCAGCGGCAAATGTTTGGACTGCCGGTATTTATGTTGCCGCCCCCGGTCAAGTAAACGGCGTTGCCGCAACAACTGATAATTTTCGCATCACCGGCGTCACCGTCCTTCCCGGCACCCAAGCTCCCACCGCCGCACAGTCACCGAATGTCATGCGGCCTTACGATCAGGAGTTGGTGACGTGTAAGCGGTATTTTCAAAAAATGACTTGCGTTGTCGATGTGGCAGTTGCCGGTCAGTCAATTTTTTTAGCGCCTGAAATGAGAGTTATACCAACTTTTACCGGCGGCGGTACGGGGTTCACTATCAACGGCCCAAGCGCAATTAGCCCGTTTGTATATCAGGCAACACGCGCTTTAACGACCCTGACTATGGACGCGAGGCTCTAATGGCAGACTATCAACTCACACAAAGCGACATCGTCATCCGCACAGCCGATCAGGCGTTCATTCCCAATGATCCCGCCAATCGCGACCGTGCTGAATACGAGGCTTGGTTGGCGCAGGGCAACACGCCC